CAGGTTTCTTACCATACCTTATAGCATATTTTATAATGTTACCCATGCAGAAACCATCTCCGTGTCCTGCATCTATAACCATCTCTGTTGCTTGCTGTTTGCCAGAAGCATAGTGTTGTTCGTATGTATTATCTATGTATCTTTTTATTTGTTCTATTGTATTATGTTCGTTGAATTTATAATCAACCATTATTTAAACTCCTTTGGTAATGTTTCCTCTGTATACCATTTAAAATTGTTAGCCTCTGCCCATTCAGCATGAGTTCTTTTAGTTCCATCTTTTCTTTTCTTAGCTGCAGGCATTGGAGCATACGGCTTTTGAAATATAAATACAAGTTCTATTGTATCAGGTAATGCTTTACGAATCCAGATATATTTACTATATTCTGCATGATCCCAGAATCTACCTTTAGCTTCTATAATTATCTGATCTTTTTCAAAGTCAGGTTCATAGTTATGTTCTACTACATAAGGTACTTTATTAGTATGATGCTTCCAGTTACTTAGTATTCCTTGATGTAGCTCATACTCCCATTTACTATCATATCCTTTCGGTACGTTCTTTTCTCTTGGTCTAACTTTTCTAGGTTTTCTCATGTAATCTCTTCTGCTCTAGGTTCTCTGACTACTTTTGTTAAGTAAGTTAAAGACCTAGCATATTTAAAAGTTCTAAGTCCTTGTCCATCATTAGCATCTTTATGACACTCAAATTTAAACGGACAATAAAAACAATCTCTAGGTAATGCCATGTTACCAGAACTACCATTAGGTATAGGACTGTGACATCTTGGAGGTAGCTTTTTCTTTTTAATAGTTTTCTTAAGATCTTTAATTCTTTTCTTAGCGTCAACCTTATCAAACTCGTCAGGTCTATAAAGACAAAGCTTACCTGTAACCTTATCTATAACTAAGAAGCCACCTGCTTTAGTTTCTTCTGCTGCTTCGTATCCTGAAAGCTGTCCTAAGTAACCAAAAGGATCGTTCTGTGGTAGCGTTCCGTCTTCAAATTTCTTAAACGAAAACGGTGATGCTGATTTAACATCTATAACTTCTCCATTTATTTTACAATCCATGTGTCCTTTAACACCTTCAACTACTACTTCTTTCTGTTGGTCAGTAACTTTGTAACCTGCTAATCTTACTAGCATTAATACTAACTCTTCAAGTAGATGCCCATACAAAAACTTTATGTGCGTTGAAGGTGCGTGTCCTTCTGACTCTTGTTTAAGGTTAGCCTCATACCAAAGTTTCCTGTCATTTCTACCAATGCTTGACATTCTAAGAGAAGAAGCTTTAGGATCTTTCTTGTATGGCTCAGCCCACCCAAGTAAAGCTGCACTCATTGCTTTACCAAATTCATCAGCTTGCTTTTTAGTTATACCTAAACTCTTTTCATTATTTAGATTATCTAATTTATTATATATGTTATCTATTAAGTTGTCTAGTGTTTTTTTATTCTTCATCTTTATGCTCCGCAAACCTCAACTTCCTAGTGGCAGGATCAAACAATAAAAATATAACACCTAACTCTATTTGTTTTTTAGTTCTGCCTGATTTAAATTGAACTCTGTTTCCTGTGTTTGCTCTATGGTCTGGCTGTGCTGTCTTGACATCAATCAAAACTGTGTTACCTTTTTTATCCATAGCTATCATATCTATTGGACCAGTACATCCTGAGTTTTGAAATACTTCATAGCCGTTATCCCATAGCCAAGTGACAGCATAGTACTCTGCAAAGTCTCCTTTTCTATTCGTGTTCATTTTAATGCGTTTCACTCCAGTCTCTCCCATACTTGTATTCACCATCCAAAGGACAACGAAGATTAAAATGCTTGCCTGCTTCTATAATTGCTTTGACTCCTATGTCACCAATTAGTTCTGCAGTTTGTTTAGGTACTTCCATTTGCCACTCGTCATGGATGTTAGCAACAAACTTATACTCAAGGTTAGATTCTTTTAAATGCTTATCAAACAACACAAGAGCCTTTTTCATAACGATAGCACCTGCTCCTTGTAATAAACTATTTAAGGATGCGTGTTCATTTCTAATCCAAATAACTCTACCATCTAATCCTTTAACATAACCTCTAACTTTAGCTACTGCTTTAACTTTATCACTTAACTTTTTGAAAGCAGGCTTGTTTTCAAAGAATAATTCTCTAGATTTTTTACCTGCTTTAGCACTAGCATTCATTACATTTCCTAGTCTAGCATCACCTGCTCCATACATCAAAGCGTAGATAAAAGTTTTAGCAATGTCTCTAGTTTTTAGACCTGCTAACTTTTGATTGGCAGTATGTACGTCACCATTTAATATCTCGTTAGTGAACACATCATCATTCATGTAATGAGATAGCATACGTAACTCTAAACCAGAAGCATCAATACCTAGTAACACATTGCCTTCTTCTACTGTCCAACAAGCACGACACTCTTTACCATAAGGTTGTCTAACACTTGGAATCTGAGCTGTGTTCGGACTACGATGCGTCATTCTTCCTGTAATAGCTCCGTTAGATATTACAGCACCATGTATTCTATTATCTTTTACTGAGTCTAACCAAGAAGTTATCTGAGCTATACGTTTCTGCAACAATAAAAACTCTGCAATAAGTTTAGCTTCAGGTATATGCTTTATCTTTTTAAGAGTTCCTTCATCTACAATAGGCTGACCAGTAGGTGTGAAACGTTTAGGTTTCCAACCAAAGTCTGTCAAGTATTCTCCAATCTGTTTACGACTGCCAAGATTAAAGTCAACTAACTTCTTACGCATGAAAGGTTTAAAGTCATTGTTAAAACATTTAGATAGTTCTTCGTCAGTTAGTTTAGGTACTTTAGACAACGAACCATCTTTATTAAACTTAGGAGTAACTAACTTATCATCTACCCATTTAGGTTTGAAAGTTTGTGTTACTTCTTCTTTGACTTCTTCCATCCTGTGTTGTAAATCTGCAAGTAAAGTCATGGCAGCTTTGTCATCAAAAGCAAAACCATCATCACGTTGTTGTTGAATAATTACTGCAACTCTATGCTCTAAGTCTATGGATTCGTTACTGAAAAGTTGAGTATCTAATAGCAATCTTTCGTATACTAACTCATTCAGCAACACATCTTGCTGACAATATTTTAACATGTCAGGTGTATAAGTATCAAAAGAATCAGGAGATTCTAGTTTATGATAGCCTAATTTAAAACCCCAATTTCTGAGAGCGTGTCCGTTTTCTCTGGCAGGAGAAGCAAGTCTAGACACAACTAAAGTATCGTAAACTTTATTGGTAAGCTCAATACCAGTTAACTTTTTAATTACAGGAATATCATAACCTATTATGTTATGTCCTATAAGAGTGTCTGCACTTTGCAAAAACTCTATACCTTCTTTAAGTTTGTTAGGAGGAAACTTCTGTACTTCACCAGTAGTAGACTTAGCTACTATGCACCAAAGCTCAGTCGGATCTAACCCATTTGTTTCAATATCAAAAACTACTTTAGAATTCGAGATCTGTGTGTTCATTGTCAAATGTCTCCTGTTCTGTGTCTTCATATAGTCTGCCTGTCTCTGAATCATAAACTAGCTGACAAGCTAATCCAGTATCTCCAGTGTATCTAGACTTTAATACTCTGACTTTAGTTGTGTTAGCTTCTTTTTTATTAGAAGCTTGTTGGTTTCTTTCTAATGCTATCACACAATCAGATAATTGTGCAATACCTTGTGAGCCTTTAAGATGAGAGAGTGAAACTTCTACTCCTTTCTCATGTCCTTTATCACCTGTAGCTCTACGTAAGTGAGATACCAGTATCATACCTACACCTGTTTCTTCTACCAAAGATCTAAGACGATTCATTAGATTATCAATGCCTCTTCTTTCATCTCCTTCTGTCATTACATTTACTAACATATGTAAGTGATCGACTACTACCCATTCACATTGACATCCTACTATAATATATCTAAGCTTAGAAAAGATTTCATCTATATCTGTTGCACCTAAATGAGCATGGATAAAGACTCTTCCCTTCTGAATTACATTATCAAATAACTTAGACAAATCTTCTTCAGAGTACTGGTTTCTTTTCTCGTTTAAATATATCCTGTCGTTAGCTTCTATAGATAATAAACCATCTGCTGTCCTAGTCCAGTTCTCTTCAAGAGCAATGATGCCTACGTTATCTTCTGTATTTTTAATAAGCCAATGCTCTAATTCTCTAGTAACACTAGACTTACCAAGACCTGTGCCACCTGTAAGCGTAACTAGTTCTCCTTTGCGCATACCATATAGCTTTTTGTTTAGTCCTTCCCACGGATAAGCCACACTTTCTTTGACTTCTCTATGTAACCATTCATTCTTTTTACTAGACAACTCTAGTATTCCAGAAGGTGTGTAAGTCTTAGCTTCCCAAAATGCTTTGTTAAAATCTTTAAATGCTTTTGCTTTTAACATATCGTTAGCATCTTTGTATTGTGTAGGTAGCGTCATAATTTTAGTTTTGTTAGGCTTAAGAATCTTTGCCACTCTTTTAGCAGCTTCTTTACCTTGTTTATCTGTATCAAAACAAAGCACTACGTTATCGTAAGACTCCACAAACTCTATGCTTTCTCTGATATCTTTTACTGCAGCACTAGCACCACGCTTTAATGAAACAACAGACCAGTTACCTTTAAACATTTCGTAAACTGCCATTGCATCACACTCACCTTCTGTAATGGTGAGATACTTACCTCCTTGTTTGAATAGCTGTTCTCCAAATAGTCCTGTGTTTTCTAGAGTTCCGTTACAGTAAAAGTTTTTTTGTGCTACGTTCCTACCTTTAGTGCCTACAATATCTGTGCCTGAGTAATAAGGATAGATGTGTTTGGTTATCTTACCTGCACACTCTTCACTTTTTACACCATATTTAACAGCAGTTTCTCTAGATATACCTCGATCAGTAAGCGCATTAAAACTTAAAGCAGCGTTATATTTTTCAGTTACTTTAGGTTGTGATGAAACTACTGATACCATAGGTTTTGGGCTGTTATAATTAGGTATAAATTTGTTACAACTAAAACACATAGCACTTCCGTTTTCATTTACAGATACAGCATCACTGCTAGTACAAAGTGGACAAGGCTGTTTATGTTTTACAAATTTAGTTTGTTCGGTATTCATTCTATCTCCTCTAGAATAAGGAGAGGCGCATAGGTTACCAACCTATATCTTATACTGTTGTCGTGTTGCCTCTCGTTGGTTTTTAATTGTTAGATTTTACTGCTTCCTCCTCTATCAATTCTTCATCGGATTCTCCTGTTGGTTTAGCATCTTCATTAACAATACTAATTATCCTACCTGAAAAGAAATTAAGACTAGCGTCTATCTCTTCCATGTCAAGAGCTAACGTTGCTTTCTTTTGATTTAATCTTTGTATCCTACCAAAGATACCTTGTGCTTCTTGAGGTAAATCTTCTACCGAAATCTGCACATCATCAATCGTAATGAAAGGTTTTTGAGTTTCTTCTTTTACAACCATGCTAAAACTCCTCTCCACCTTCACCATCGTCAAAGAACTCAGCACCATCAGCATTCTTATATGGTATTAAATCTACTACTTGTACTGCCTGTAAATCTAATCCTGTATAAGGACCATAAGCACCTGTTCCACTATACTCGTTGTACTGCACACGAATCTTAGAACCATTACCTACTGCTGCATCTAAAGGACTTTTGTTTACATCTAACAAACGAGGTGCAGGTCTGACCATACCTTTAGGTCCGTTTACCTTACGCTTAATTACTAACGCAGGTCCTTCATCCATCTGTTTAACTTTATGTCCTCTTGAAGCAAAGTCATTTGCAGTTTCTTCATCAACAACTAAGTTGACACTATATACTGGTTCAAACTTTGTATTAGGTGTCTGTATAGAACACCAGTATCCTTCACCTTCTAAAATAGCCATCGTTCAATCCTCCTGTGGCTTGGTTAATATTAAATGAGAGTTTGAGAGCCACTTACTCTCGGAAGTGCGCACATTTCGATACGAGTTAAACGGAGATAGACTACAAAAAACAAGGGAATATGTTTAACTGCTCTCATATTGTCATTGTACCATATACTAAAGTACCATGTCAAATCTTTTTTACCATCCTAATTGTAATTTCTTTTTAAGTTCTGGTATAGATAACATGTCTTGAAAGCAAGAGATTTCAGGATACTTTTTTAAATATTTGATTATCCATTTATCCGTCATTGCTGACAAGTACATTGTACCTTTAACCATAAAATGTGTCTGCTCAGAAAGCATAACATCTATATTAGATATGTTTACCTTGCTTGCTTCTTCTTCGTTCAGTAAGCTACGTACCCATTCAACCTGAATAGGCTTGACAAGTTTCTTAATTTGTTTCATTTTCTTTGCGTTCATATGTTATCCATCCATGTTACGACAGGCATAGCATACCACATGCCCATCTCGAACATGTAGAATAACATAGAACACACACAGAAAGCAAGAATTATTTTAGTGTATCGTTTCATTTTCTATATTTTCTAACGCTTGTTCTTCTGCTTCTGCAAAGCCAACCATTAAACCTGCTACTTCTTTTACAGCTAAAGGATTTAAACATTGACTCATTATTAATAATGCTATTTGTTTTTTAGTATACTCATCTTCTCGATATACTTCCACTAATATATCAGCAATTCTATCTAATCTTTTTTTTTGTTCAGCCATTTACTTTTCCTTCTTTAAAATATTTGTTTTTTATAAATAGTTTATTCTGGTTGTAGTATTCTTCAACAGAACCGAACAACGGCAAACCATGCTCACTTCTTTCGTGACAGTTAGCTACGTATAGATTGTGTACAAAAGAATCAAATTGTACTTTAGAATTTCTAATATCCTCTTCCATTTTTTTATAGTCTTTTAATATATCTTCCATCTTATTCTCCTACATAAAAAGTTATGTCAGCACTATCATCAAACTCTATATGCTTAGTGACATACTTAGATTTATCCCAATCTATTTCACGTAAACCGTTTTCATCTTTAACTTCTTTTCCGTTCTTATGTTTCTTATATACAAACACACGTTCTTGGTACTCAATACTAGGATAGTCGTGTGGTGATAGATCTTCTAAATCTAAACTTATACCTAATCTTTCTTTAATTAATAACTGAACTGCTTTTTGTATGTCATAGTAATCAAATTTTATTTGCATTATACAAACTCCTTAGTTATGTTGGATATAATAGTATCCATGTTCTCTATTGCATCTTTAGGCAAGAGTGCTATCGCAACCTTGTTGCCTATTTTTTCTTTTAAATGATAAGAGTTAAGCTTTGGGTTTAAACTTAAGACTCCTTGATACCTATTTATATCTAGTGCATAAGAACTGTTACTGACGTTCCACTCTTGGACACGTTCATAGATACTACCAT